TTGGTATCCAGACTGGAAAAGTTGGTATTCGTGGAAAGAAACACTAAAAGACATCGGTAAATCACTGTTGAAAGTTGCTATTGGTGGTTCTGTAGCCGGCCGAATTTCCTGAGGTTGAGAACACAGTAATACTGTAATTAATACGAACTGTAACTCTTATGAAACTAAAATCAATCATACTTGAACAAGAAGTTGACTTAGAACTCAAAAAGGCATTCGATCAAGAAATGGCTAAGTTAAAAACAGCCATGACTAAAATATCGTCGGATGTCCAAGTTGACATGAAAGACAATGACGAAATTCAGAAGGCATTGAAAGATGCACCACCTGAATTAATCAAGATGGTTTCAGATAGTGTAAAAAGACGAAACAACGTCTTGAAAGAAAATGGTGGTAAGAAAACAGATGAATCTACTCGTTTGAATGAGGAAGTGGTAACCTTAGTCAGTGTTATCCTTGCGTTACCGAAGATCATAGAACTAATTGGTAAGTTCATTAAAGCAGTAACAATAAAGGTTGGAGGTAAAAACGTTGTTGGTCAAAAGATAGAGAAGTTTGGTCATGATATGTATGAGATGTATGAAGAACTTTTGATGACTATTATGAAGGCATCTTTGTTCAAGATACCACCGTTTAATACGGCAGGGGAGGCAAAACAGAAAAAGATCGTCAAACTGATACTTGTTGCAATCGTAATAAGTCTTGCAGTGTATAGTGGAGTTACCGCAGTCAATGCACTAAAATCTGGTGAGGCGTGGAAGGCGTCCTATGAAGGTATTCTTGCCGCCGTCAAGTCTGGTGAAAACAGTGTTAAGGAATTTCTTGGTTCTGCGATCTCAAAAATCATAACAACGGGTGTGTTTAACATCTAAATTGATACCGAAAAATAATCTTCTAAAAGGGGTGACTAATGTCACCCTTTTTGTTTTCCAGAAGATATTTATATCAAAATGGAAAGGGTAATGGAAAATATACAAGTATTAGAGATAGTCGTATCAAGTATGGTAACCTTATTGGGTGTTTTCCTATCTTGGTTCTTAAAATACAAATACGGCGAATACAAACATAAGAAGATTACAAAAGAGATTTCAGAATCAAAACTGATACAAACTGTATTAGAACAACAACTTGAAGAGTATGGATGTCAACGTGCATTCATTCTTCAACGTCATAATGGTGGAAAATATGGAACGGGGAAATCCATGACTAAACTCTCCACCACTTATGAAGCCCTTGAAGAAGGGGTATCTACGGAGTTCAAAGAATATCAGAATCTACCAATGTCATTATATTCTGGCTTAGTGGATTCGGCATCCAACAACAAAGCAATATTTCCACTAGTAGATGACATAGATGATTTAGTGACCAAGGCGTTTTTCAACCAACGTGGTTCTAAGTCAGCTGTTGTATTTCCTGTTAGAAAAGGAATGGAACTAATGGCGTTGATAGGATTTGAATGGACTCATAAGGCAAAAAATATGGATTCATTTTTATCAGAGGCAGAGGGAGACAGTAAGGTTATAGGAGAGACACTTTCTAAATTATTGTAGGAGCGTATATGACTACGTTTGATGAAGAGGAAATGGATTTTGACAACATTGATGTCAGTGGTTTAGATACAAATGGAATAAAGAAAGGAAGAAAACAGATTAAGAATAAGATCAAGTTTAACTTATCATTAAACCCCGAACAAAAGGAAGTAAAAGCAAAGATTCTACAAGATACAATATCAGTTTTGATTGGTAAAGCCGGATCCGGTAAAACACTTTTGGCTACACAGATTGCGTTAGAGTTTCTATTTTATCGTGAAGTTGAACGTGTTATCATTACAAGACCGACGGTATCGAACGAAGATATTGGATTCTTGCCTGGTAACATAAAAGAGAAAATGGATCCTTGGGTTTCACCAATACAGTCAAACATGACAATGTTGTATGGTAAGCAAAAGATAGAGAAACTTCTATCTGAGGATATTGTTGAGATTGCACCAATTTCATTCATGAGAGGTAGAACATTCGTTAATGCCTGTGTTATCGTAGACGAGGCACAGAACATCACAAAGTCTCAGATGGAAATGATTCTTTCCCGTCTTGGTATCAACTCAAAGATGATTCTTACTGGTGATTTGTCTCAAACAGACTTAAAAAACAAAAAAGATAGTGGTCTCCCATATTTATTTAATATGGCTAATACTGTGCCTGGTCTTGGTGTTTATGAGCTAAAAACAAACCACCGTCACCCAATAGTAGAAGACATATTGAAACACTTTGATGAAATCAACAAATAAGAGAGATAGATGGTAGAAATTCCAATATGGCCCGGTTCATCCAGTTTCGCAACAGGAAGCACTCCATTCGGATTTTACGATACAGATGCTCAGTTTCAAACTGATGCCGATAACGTTGCCGATTGGTGTGCAAAACGTCTTGGTTACCCTCTTGTAGATATTGAACTACAAGACGTTAACTTTTATGCTTGCTTTGAGGAGGCAATATCCGAATATTCAAATCATGTAAACCAATTCAATATTCAACAGAATATGTTGAGTATAATGGGAACACCAACATCCTCTAACTTGACACAACGAAATGTGTCAACAAATATGGGTGGGTTAATTCAGTTGGCAACTGAGTATGGAACAGAGACATTTACGAACGGTAATGTTAGTTTTTACTCTGCGTCTATTGATATTAGTACAAACTCACAAACATACAACCTAAATCAGTTGATTAGAGACGTGTATAAGCCAACAGGATCAATTGAAATCAAAAAGGTATATCATTTCTCACCTCCGGCTTCAATTCGTTTCTATGACCCTTATTTGGGCAACCAGGCTATGTTAGACACATTTGGATTCGGTGCATACTCAACGGGTGTATCTTTCATGTTGATGCCTATGTATGCAGACTTACTACGTGTTCAGGCAATTGAATTCAATGATATGATGAGAAAATCATCTTACTCTTTTGAGATCATCAACAATGAGTTAAGAATATTCCCAATTCCAGTAAGAGATTTTAAGCTTTGGATCGACTATGTTGTTAAAGAAGAAAGAGATAATCCTCTTAAACTTCCTACTGGAACAGTATCTGATATGTCTAATGCACCTTATGATAGAATGCAATATCAACACATAAACTCAGTTGGTCGTCAGTGGGTATTCAGATATACACTTGCATTGGCAAAAGAAAACTTGGGATACATTCGTGGTAAGTATGGAAGTATTCCAATTCCAAATGGAGAAACAACACTAAATGCTGCTGATCTTCTTTCAGCCGCTGGAACTGAAAAACAAGCACTTGTTGAAGAACTGAGAACAATGTTAGATACAATGACTCGTGCTAAACTTCTTGAAGCAAAAAGAGCAGAAACCGAAAACCTAAATGTATCGTTGAATGCAACTCCTTTGAAGATTTACATAGGATAACAAGATGCCATTATTTCACGGACAACGAGACGCATCACTTGTTAAAAAGTTCAATACAGAACTTATTGTTGATATAATAGACACAGAAGTTGCTTTGTATAAACTTTCATTGGAAGACACGAAAACAAATATGTATGACGAGTCTGACAAGAAAGTATATCACTTACCAATTAAGATACCTGCTCTGATCAATCGCCAAGAACAAACGTTTGAAGGAACGGAGTTTGGTCAAGATTACAATCAACTTGCAGACTTTGGATTCATTCGTGAATACTTGAAGGACTATGATTTGTTCGTTGAAGTTGGTGATGTAATAGAATACAATGGTGAGTATTGGGAAGTTGACTCTATTCTTGAAAACCAATACTTCGGTGGTAAGAACCCCGATTATTCTTTTGCAACGGAACGTTGGGGTCTTAACGTGTCAATTATAGCTAATACACACTTAACACGACGTTCACGTATCCACGTAGAAGATGTTAGGTCTGCGCCAAGAATCAATCAGTTTAATGATCTACCAGATAACATTTAATGAAAAACTCATCACCATATCGTAAACCACCAATTAAACGAACAAGAGACGCCTACATCGATGATAGGAATTCTAGACAGAATCCCAGAATTGACTTAGGAGATGCTAGACATACACAAGTCCGTAGAGATAAGGATAAAGTAAGAAGTGTTGGTATTACGTTATATGACATAGACTTTGCGGTCAAGTCATTTATTGACCAATCAATGCAACTTAAAGTTCAAGACAATGGTGAATATATCCCTGTTCCAACTTTGTATGCTAACTCTGAAAAATGGGCATCAATCCAACGTCACGGGTATCTAAAAGACAAAAAAGGAAAGACACTGGTTCCACTGATTACATTCAGAAGATCTGGTGTTCAAATGAAACAAGAACTAAGAAGAAATAAGGTTGCAACATCTGACCAACTTTCTTTCATCATGCAACAGAAATACAACAAGTTATCTCCGTATGATAGATTTAGTTCACTTTATGGGACAAAATTACCCAAAGAATACTTCATTACTCCTATTCCTGATTATGTTGATGTGACATATGATTTTGTTTTGTGGTGTGAATATCAATCTCAGTTGAACAACTTATTGGAAAGTTTTGTATATTACAGTGGTCAATCATTCGGAGAAAAGAACTTTTTCAGATTTGCATCCGCCGTCGAAAACTTAAACATGGAAGATACAAACACAACTGGACAAGATAGAATAGTAAGAGCTAATTTTCAGTTAGTTATTCATGCGTGTCTGTTACCGAAAGAAATTGCTGGTGAAATAACTACAAAAAGAGTTGTGGCACCAAACAGAGTAACATTTAACACTGAAACATCAAGAGACATAAATGGTGCAATCAGAGAGAACCAAGAACTTTATGGTGGTGATCCGTTCAGACCAATAAATCAGAATGATAAAGAAGTGGCAGAAGACTTAGAAAGAAGATTACGTGATAATCCATAATCACATTTTTAAACACAACGTTTCATTTAATAACAGAGGTTTTTATGCAAGAAACAAATGCAAAAACATTTGACCAAACTGACATTGAACAGGTCAAAGAATTACAAGGTAGTTATGCAACAACAACAGCACAGATAGGTCAGGTAGAAGTGGAGTTACACTTGTTGGAAAAAAGATTACGTCAAATTCAAGATATGAGAGTCAATCTTTTTAACACTTACGAAGAATTACAGTCAAAAGAACAAGATCTAGTAAAATCGTTAAACGAAAAGTATGGCGATGGTGTTTTGGACTTAGATAGTGGAACATTTATTCCGTCTACTACGTAATTTTGGATTTTTTAATCCATATTTATAGTAGAGTTATTACATCATTTTTTGGAGATAAATAGTGGCTAATGAAAGAATTGTAAGTCCTGGTGTGTTTACAGTCGAAAAGGATCTTTCATTCTTACCACAAGGAATTGGGCAGATTGGTGCGGCTCTTATTGGACCAACCCTAAAAGGACCTGCCTTCGTTCCTACGGTAGTTGAAGGATACAACGATTTTGTAACCAAATTTGGTGGAACATATGAGCAATCATATCTTCCATATACTGCTAAGAGCTACCTAGCAAATGCAGGTAGTGCAACCATCGTTCGTGTTTTAGGATCGGGCGGTTATTCACTTGATTATCCAGTTGCTCTTGTTGCTACTGGAAGCTGGGGTAAGAGACTAATTAACGTTCTTCACCCTACATTTGTTGTTACAGACGCAGATACTGTTGATTTGTTTAATGAGTCAACACTTGCATCAAATGACAGTGGTTCATTTGTTCTTACCCTTTCGGGTTCGTTTACAACAGATACTTCTACATTTACAAACGCGGTAGATCAAAATGGAACTGCATTCAGTGCCTCGATTGATCCAAATTCAACATCGTTTATCGGTGATCTATACGGATATAATCCTTATGGAACAAACGCCGCTTACAACTATGTGATGTTTGCTAAGCAAGCTTCGGCTTCTCTTGCTGCCGATGCAACAACAACATTGATTATTGAAACTGGATCGGCTGCTTCTTGGGATTTCACAAACGATTATCTTGAAGCATCAACTCCATATATCACATCTCAAAAGGTGGGTGCAACTGCAACTAACTTGTTCAAGTTCCACACACTTTCGCATGGTATTCATGCTAACTACGAAGTTAAAGTTGCCATCGCAAACGTTCGTGCAGCTGGAACAATCGCTGGTTCGGAATACGGTGACTTTGATGTAATCGTAAGATATGTTGATCAATCGAAAGTTTACAACTCACCATTCACATATGAGGATGAAGATCTTCGTCCAAATGTTGTTGAATCATTCAAGTGTAGCCTTGATCCAAACTCACCACGATATATTGCTCGTGTATTGGTGATAGATACGTCACAATAACATCCGCTGGTAAAGTTGTTGTTAATGGTGACTACTCGAACAAGTCTAACTTTGTTCGTGTTGAAGTAACTGACGCTGTTAAGAATGGTGCAACATCACCAACATTGGTTCCTTTTGGATTCCGTGCTCCAGCATCACCAATTCCTTCTGACTTTACACAACCAGCCGCTGCTTCTTATGTAACAGCTCAAACTGCTGGTGGTGCTTACAACAGAAGAGTTTACTTTGGATTTAACTATGACTTTGCTACAACGGACAACTTTAACTACCTACGTCCACTTCCAGTAACAGCAAAGCAAACAACTGGATCAAACACCGACTTCTATCTTGGTGATTATAACCAAGCTGCCGGTGCTAACTATCCAACTGCAGCTACTGCTTACTCTGGTTCAATCAACTTGACATCAAATACGTCAATTGATACCCGTAAGTTTATTGTTCCATTCCAAGGTGGATTTGATGGACACAAGCCAAACCTACAGAAAAAGACTGGAACATACATTGTTGCTGGTAACACTCAAGGATTTGACATTTCGTCAACATCCGCTGCTGGATACACATCATACAAGAAGGCATTGGACACAGTATCGAACGCTGACGAGTTTGACATTAACATGGTCGTAACACCTGGCGTTCTTCACTCACTACACTCATCTATCACAACATATGCAAAAGATGTTTGTGAAGATCGTGGTGATGCTTTCTATGTAATGGATACAGTAGGTATCGATGACAACATTGCAACCGCAGTGTCAACCGTTCAAGGATTTGACTCGAACTACACTGCTACTTACTATCCTTGGGTCAAGGTTCTTGACTTCGATAGAAACAAGCCAGTTTGGGTTCCACCTTCCGTTGTTCTACCGGGTGTAATTGCATTCAACGACCGTGTGTCTGCTGAATGGTTCGCACCAGCTGGTCTAAATCGTGGTGGTCTAACAGAAGTTCTTGAAGTTAAGACACGTCTAACACAGACAGAACGTGATGATCTATACGAAGCAAGAATCAACCCAATCGCAGTATTCCCATCAACGGGTGTATGTGTATGGGGTCAGAAGACACTTCAAGGTCGTCCATCTGCTCTTGACCGTATCAACGTTCGTCGTCTCTTGATTGCGGCTAAGAAGTTTATTGCATCTGCTACTCGTTACCTTGTATTTGAACAGAATACAACACAAACGAGAACAAGATTCTTGAACATCGTTAACCCATATCTTGAGTCAATCCAACAACGTCAAGGTCTTTATGCCTTCCGTGTTATCATGGATGAATCAAACAACACACCAGATATTATCGATCGTAACATTCTTTATGGTCAATTGTATCTACAACCTGCAAGAACAGCTGAATTCATTATTCTCGACTTCAACATCCAGAATACAGGTGCAGCGTTCCCAGGAGCGTAATCGAATAATCGGGGGAGTTGAAACATACTCCCCCATTTTTATCAACGGAAATAGTCATGAAACTATCAACAAGAAAACAATTACTAGAAGAAGCAAATAAGACATTACGTGAAATGAAGAAGTCTAATCTTCGTGAAGCCAATGCTAATGTGAGTGGTATGATAACAACCATTGAGTCTTCTGCAAAAGAAATAACCAATCTATTGAAAGGCATAATGGAGCCGTTTGATAGATTAGTAGATGTAAGCAGACAGTTAGAAAAGATGAAT